AATATGACGATCATCAACGAATCAGGTCTATACAGTTTAATCTTAAAATCAAAACTTCCCTCAGCCAAAAAATTCAAACGCTGGGTAACAAGCGAAGTCCTACCTCAAATCCGAAAACACGGCATGTACGCAACAGATGAACTACTTAACAATCCAGACTTGCTAATCGAAGTAGCAACCAAACTCAAAGAAGAACGCACGTTACGATTGATAGCTGAACAACGAGTAAATGAATTACAACCGAAGGCAGACTATTACGACCGAATCTTGAACAACAAAGGATTAGTTACAGTTAGTACGATTGCTAAGAACTACGGTATGAGCGCTGTATCGTTTAATAAATTGCTACATGAATTAGGTATCCAGTTCAATCAAAGTGGCACATGGCTGCTATACAGTAAGTTCCAAGACAAAGGATACACGCATATTGAACCATTTGATTATGAAGATAAAAACGGCAATCGGCAAGTAAAAACAAGGATGAAATGGACGCAAAAAGGACACATCTTCTTATATGAAACATTGAAGAAGAATAATTACTTACCGATGATTGAACGTGAACAAACAGCATAGGAGGTGAGATGAATGGAGAGACCAAAAGGGCGCGTAACCATTGACCTAAAAATTACAAAAACCAACTCAAAAATGAGCTGGCTTCATAGACTATTCTTTTGGAAAGTCTAGATTAAAAGCGTCTAAACTACGATGGACACAGAAAGGGCGTCTATTTATCTACGAATTACTAAAAAAAGAAGGATATTATCCTCAAATGGATTTAGAGGAGATTGGTTAGAAAGGAGTTTTAGTATGACTGACATTGCAGAAATCACTCAACGAGATAGAGAAAAAATCAAAGAATATGTCGAAAGTTCAAAGTTCTTAACTTACACCATGCTCGCTGAAAGATTTGGAATTAGCAAAAGCTACTTATCTTTAATTTTAAACGGTAAAAAGACTTCTGCAGAAGCAAACAAAATTATAGATTCGATTATTACTATGTACGAATTGTAGAGGAGGAAAACGAAATGACACAAGAACTAATCAACAAAAATGATTTAGATTCATTTCTTATAGGCTACGTTCCTAAACGTTACTTGAATCAAAGAGAAGCGGTTCATTATACAGGTACTTCAGCAGGAACTATTAACGAATGGGTAAAAAAAGGGTTGAAAGTAATCATCTTCGGTGAAAACAGCCGTCCGAAATACGACATCAAAGATATCGATGAATTCATGTCGAAATATAAAGTCTAAGGAGGTAAGCGGATGGGAAAATTTAATAGAGCATTAGTGTTCAGCGCACCCCTAATCGTCTATGCTTTAGGACTTTGGGGAAGCAGACAAGCATTAATCGGCACGATCGTTTACATGGTTTGGATTTTTATGGGGCTTGATGAAGCTGAGTACAGAGCGAAAAAGCCAACCGAGGGGGCTGACTAAAGTGTGGTTCTGTTTATTAGGTGTTTATCTCGTGGCCGTTTTAGGAAATAACTACATGAGAAAACGCGGCGAATACTGGTATACATCCTATGCGGTTCTAGTATGTCTAATGCTTACAATTTTTCTAATGATTTATTCAAAATAGGTAATACTTTGTCAATCAAATAAGTTTCAAGAGATTTTTGTTCTGCATTAGTGTTGCCGTAACCAAAACGGCTTAAGAAAATTTTCATAACCTCTATATCTTCATTTTGAATATATGGCAGGACTGCATAACCTGATGCTTTTACAGCAGATATATTTTTATCAGTGTTACTACCAATACAAATACCCACATTGTTGAGAAATGTTGAGAAAGTTGTTTGTATTGTTTGGGTTTTTGAATCGTGTTTTTGTAATTCAATTTCTTTATCCTTCATCGATTCAGCATGCTTATTATTTATAACCGCTGTAATCCAAGGGGATATAAGAGCTACTAAAGCTAGGATAATCGAAATTGTGATCGTGTTATCGAAACTCATTTTTTCACCATCCAGTTTTTAAACCATTATATCAAAAAGGAGAGAAGAAATAATACAAGAATTAGTAATTTTGAAAAATAAAAAAAGTGACTCCGCCGGCAAGCAAAGAGTCACAAAGAAAACACATCATAAGGAGATTTTAACACATGGAAAATGAACTTTCCACTCTAGATCAATATTTGACTGATCCTAGTTGGGGCAAATCGAATGTCGAGGAAACAAATAATCGAAAAATCAGACGAAATCTTTTGACGAATGAAGAACTAGCATGTGATCAAGACGATTTGGGCAATTTTGTGAGTATTTGGGATCATGTCTATCTTATCCATTTATCGAAGCGGTCCAGAAAACCTGAATATATCTATGTCATCGAAGATGGCTTGATTGATGCGCTAGAGGAGTACGACAGAGATAACTTGATTGATATCTCTTATTACGGACCAGGTAAGAAATACATTGCTGAAATGGAGGCAGAATTTGATGAGTGAAGGAACGAAACGCAACGATAACAAATTATTCAATAGTCTTTACAAGATAACCGTCAATGATGTTGTCGAAAAAAGAAACAAACTAACTTATCTGTCCTGGGCATGGGCGTGGGCAGAAGTCAGCAAAATCTGCGAAGAAGTAGACTACGAAATCTATCGTGATCCAGAAACGCATCGTCCATACCTCTTTGATGAAAAAACAGGCTATATGGTTTTTACCAGTATCACAGTCAACGGAGTAAAGCGTGACATGTGGTTACCAGTCATGGATGGTGCAAACAAGGCAATGAAAGATGAGCCATATACCTACGAAGTCAATGATTATCAGTGGAATAACGAAACGAAGAAAAAAGAGATTATTGGAAAAATCGAAAAGCGAGTTGAAGCAGCAACTATGTTTGATATCAACAAAACGATCATGCGCTGTCTTGTAAAAAATCTAGCAATGTTTGGGCTAGGGCTATATATATTTGCTGGTGAAGATATGCCAGAAGACGTCTCGATGCTTGAACCAGCTACTCAAAGAAGCAAAAAGCTATTCTTGGATGCTTTACAACTGGTTGCTAACAAGTACGAAAAATCAATTGATGAAGCAATTGTTGCATTGACTGATGCAGCTTCCATAACCGCTGATGACAGTAAATGGACCAAGAGAGACTTGGGCATTCTAAAACGAGGCGTTAATTGGCTTGAAGATCAGTACAGAGAAGAAACAAAAGAGAAGTGATATGAGTGTTTAAACCACTAATAGATTCATACTCGGCGGTACTAAAGAAATTTAAAGGTAACGACATTGGTGCAACAATCAACGAAGAAGTAAATATCGAACGGCTGAAAACGATGTATGACGGCTATGATGGCGATCGAATCATTGAAATTCGTTTTATTGATCCACGTCGATTCACTGTGCAGCAACGAAACTTCATCTATGCGCTCATAGGCGATATTTTCATCGATACAGGAATGCCAACGGACTTCTGGAAGGAATTCTTCTACTTCCGTTTTGAAGGTGTCACAGGACGTTCTATAAGCCTTAAAGACGAGTCAAGCTCAACAGTGAGCGATGCAAATGTATTGGCAAATATCATCTTAGATTTTATTTTTGAACACCATATCCCCTTTAAAGAAGGCTATGAGATTTTACCAGGCAACCAAGAGTATTACTTTTACAAATGCATCACAAAAAGAGTCTGCTGTATCTGTGGCAAAACAGGAGCTGATATCGATCACTTTGATAAAGCGTTAGGAAGACGAAAGCGCAAAGAAGTTGATCATGCAGAGTACACATTTGCAGCACTCTGCAGAATCCATCACACAGAGAAGCACAAGATAGGTGTGATCAATTTCAAAAATAAGTATCAAATCAAAGGGATCAAGTTAAATCAGGAGACAATCAAGAAATTAAGAATCGGAGGATAAAAAGTGGATCACAGAAGCTATTACGCCATCATACCTGCAAATGTTAGATATGACGATTCTTTGATACCTAGTGCAAAACTTCTTTATGGAGAAATCACAGCTCTATGTAATGAGAAAGGTTATTGCTGGGCTAGCAATGAGTACTTTGCCAATCAATATAAAGTAAGCAAACCAACCATTCAGAATTGGCTAAAGTCACTTGAAGAAAAGGGCTATATCTATAGAGAAGTTAAGTACAAAGTGGGTAGTAAAGAAATCGAGGCTAGGTATATAAGAATTCTTGGTGGGGGTCACCAAGAAAATTTGGTGGGGGGTCACCAAGAAATCTATCAAGATAATAATACATCTATTAATAATACATTTAATAATACAAAAGAATATATAAGAGAGTTACCGCCTTCGAAAAAATCGAAGGCTAAGCCCGTCCGTCATAAATACGGAGAGTATAAAAATGTTCTTTTGTCAGGTGAGCAGATGGAGAAACTCAAAACAGAATTCCCTAATGATTACCAAGAGCGAATCGAACGACTGTCAGAGTATTGTGAATCATCTGGTAAGACTTATAAAAACTATTTGGCAACTATTCGAAGTTGGGCAAGGAAAGAAAAAAGTGAACCTAAGAACGCAAGCAGTGGATACAAGCGCACAGGAAGACGAGAGAAGCTTCCTGAATGGGCAATCGACCAAGAAGCCTATCAAAAGAAAAAAGCGCTAGAACGAGCTAATAGACAATCCAAAGCACCATTCTAAGAGGTGGAAAATTGAAAATCGATTATCTAGAACTGATCAATGAAATAGCAAGTTACAAAACTGGTGAGGAAATAGAGATTCTGAGAGACGTTTATGAACAACTTGATGAAGCTGGAATCGAACGAATTAAGAATGATCGTTCAAGTTGGAGTAAACTCAGATACTATTTCGCACTTTATATCGATGCAACACAATTAAGAAATTTAGCTTATATAAAATTACTATTTGTTGATTGCGTTAAAGGATTGCAAAAACATCTTAGTGAACTTGAGCAAGTGTAATCAGATGGATCTAAAAACATTTACAGCACAGATCGAACTAATGCATCAAGAAGCTTTAAGACAAAGCGCCTCGTACGAAGACAAGTGGCTCAACACGTTCCATGGTGGACGTGAGAGCGCACTTGATCAAGTACTCAAATTATTGAAAGGGGAACGTCGGGATGGATAAGAAAGCGGCAATGCAGCGAATTATCGAATTGACTTATTCAGAAGATTGGCAAAATGACAAAGAAGCTGCTTCGGAAGTGATGAGACTTGGAAGAGAGATGTGGGCAGACAAGAGCAACAAGCCAAGACCGCGAAAAATCGCAATCTGGCATGGCGACAAAATTCTAGTCACAGGAACTGCCCAGCAGTTAGCAAGTCTCACAGGCTTGCACGAGAAAATCGTGAGGAAAAGAGCAAGGTGTGGCTACACAGACGCTAAGAAGAGAACGTTTAGATACGTGGAGGAATCATCATGACAACAGAAGAAGTGATTCAAATGCGTATTCGAAGCATTCAACGTGAAATTGACGATCTGGAGCGGACAAAGGCAGTGATGGTCAATGAAACGGCTAGAAAGGCAATCGATTTGCACATAGAGAACTTAAGAAGGGAAATTCGTAGATTGGAGGAATGAGCGTGGATAAGAAAGCGACAATGAAACGAATTGCTGAATTAACCAAGTCAGAATCTTGGCAGGAAGACAAAGAAATAGTTGCAGAAGTCCAAAAGCTCGGTAAATCAATGTGGACTGAAAAGCCTAAACGGAAAACGCCGAGAAAAATTGCAATCTGGCATGGTGACCGAATTCTAGTAACAGGTACTGCTGAACAGTTATCTGAAATTACTGGATTAAGCAAAAACATTATCTGGGATAGAGCGAAGAATATGGATATTGATTCTAAAGGTCGTCAATTTAGGTATGTGGAGGAGAAAAAATGGACGAACTAATCACAAAAGTAGAGCAGTGGGCAAAAGACAAGGGATTGGATCAAGCAGATCCAAAAGCACAGTTTTTGAAAGTAGCTGAGGAATTCGGGGAAATAGCATCGGCAATGGCAAGAAGTAATGATGAGCTATTTAAAGATAGCGTAGGAGACGTTATCGTCACGCTGATTATCCTTTCCATGCAAAAAGGGACAAACGTACAAGAGTGTTTAGAAATGGCATACAACGAAATCAAAGGACGAACAGGGAAAATGGTAGATGGTGTATTCGTGAAGTCGAGTGATTTGGAGGACAGCGAATGAACTATACACAACAAGAACTGACTGATTTATGTCCAAAAGATGTGGCTGAGTTCATCAATAATGAAGTCCTGCCTGAATATGCAGATGGTTTAAATACAGCAGAAAACGTTACAGATTTTATGATTAATGATGCTATTGATCGTTTGAGATTTTTAGAAATAGATTGTATTGCTTATTATCGTCTACACGCAGAAGTTGCTTTGATTGATCCGTATATTGCTTTAAGCCAAAATCGAAAAATACTCGTAGCCTATATTCAGACTGTTTTTGATAGTTGGTCTGAGGAAATAAGGACTAGTTTAAAAAAATCAGAAATGGCTTCTATTTTGAAGGAGGACAGCAAATGATACCGAAGTTTCGAACTTTTATCATCAAAGCTGACGGTGATGATCAAGGATGGATGGATTCATTCAACGGCTGGAATGATAGCAACTACTCTTTAAATCAAAAGATTGATGAAAAAGAGGTTGAGTTATTAGAAAGAAAAATTGATAAATTCAACCAAGAAGTGGCATGTGGACCGGCAATTAGATTGGAGGAACAGCGATGAATAAACAGGAATTGATTGAAAGATATAAAACAAAATATGCTGAAGAACCAAAAGATTGGAAACATCCATCTGTGAATGCTTCAAGACAAGATTTATTTGCTAATTTTATTCGTGATTTAAAACAACTAGACGAACCGCAGAAGCCAAAAACAGAAGTATTTAACCACGATGAAAAATTCGTTGTGGAATGGCTTGATCACACGACGGAATATCACTATTCACTATACAACGCTATAAACGATGCTGGGTCTGAGTTTAGATCGTGGATGAAAATTGGATTCAATTCTAACAGATTTGCTAGAGCGTTCATGTCGATGGACTACGAGGTCGAGAAAGAGCCGTTGTATTATGTGAAGTTGCCAGTTGTGTATTTTAATCATTGGGATTTAGAGGCGT